CCAAGAGCTGGTAATATCATTAAAGGTCCTCCGAGAGCACCTTTTATTCCACCACCTGCTGCTATGGTAAGCCCAGCCCCAATGGCAGCTGCACCACCAAATATGAATGCACCTTTTTTAATTGTTTCGAAATCGAAAGCTCGTAAACCTTCAGAAGTTTTTGTAAGGGCGTTCTTTACGCCATCGAACTCTAATCCATCCAACATCTCTGCTGCTTTAGCTAATCCCATAGCCATAACAGCAATACCACCACCAATGCCTAAAGCTCCAGTGGCAACGTTCATACCAAGTGTACCTTTAAATATACCTAATCCTAATAATCCTAATCCGACTAGTTTTTTGTCATCTGCCTTTTCTTGGGATTTATCTAAGCCACTTAATGATTCTTTTATACCCTTAAAGATCATTATCATTTCTGCTTGTTCTTCTTTCTCTCTTAGTCCATCAACTCTTTGGGCTTGATCTCTTCCGAGTTCTAGTTGAATATCTCGTTCTAAAGTTGCTAGTGTTTGCTGATTTAAATCTTTAATACCTGTTAGGATATTTCTAATGCTGACGAGCTCTCCACCCAGATCACCTGTTAAGGTTTCCGTTTGGGCGAAAAGAGTATTTTTAATCTGATTTAAAAGCTCTACTTCAGAGGTTTCTACCGAACCATTATCTAATGGTTCTTTCCCTCTCTGCTTATCTGCGTCTTGTTTTATATCGTCGTCAGCCATTTACTGTTCCTTATTTTCCGCCGAATGCTTTACCAGCTTCGGATATACCGAATGATCCTAGCGTTACTACTACAAATGATGTATAGATTGTTTCAGATACTTTTAGATCTAAATCCCATACTAATGCTGTGACTAAATCGGTTATACCGAAACACATCATTAAAAAGAATGAGATAAATCCTATGATTGCTTTTTCGTTCAAGTCGTTATCATCTAAGAATAAGTCTATGAATTTTCTTTTACGAGGTCCTAATCTTTCTGCGGCTGCTTTAGCCTCCTCTTTCATTTCCTTAATTTGATCTTCTTGTTCGTCAAGCTTATCAATCATAGCCATATACTTATCTAAGTCTATTTCTACTTCATTTCTGCTGTTGTCTTGATTCTCTGCCATTTTAATTTCCTAATTTATTCTGTTTACTATTCTCCTCATCTATCCACTCTTTTAACATTGTAAGATAAACCTCCCGCTCCCACGGCATCATATTTTCTAACTCAGTTAAACTATATTTGTGGTGTTGAACCAAAGCAAAATTAGTTTTATAATGGTTTATGATGTTCTCATGCGAAAGGCCTAAGAAAAAAAACTTTGCAGTCCTCTTAATTCTATCTTATTAGCTTTCGAACAATGAGTACATTCAAACTCTAAGTCATATGCCAACATTGGCATAGTACCGAAAAACCCAGCAATACTTTTAAATTGCTCTGTAGTTAGTCCTTCAACAAATTGTTTTATATCTTCCTCGTTATCTTTTTTAGCTGGATAAACATTATCATCATCAAATATATTAGCTACACATGCAACGACTAAATCCATTATTCCTTCGATGCTATCCATTTTCTCTGGATCGAGTTTAGCTAAAGCTTCAGCATTAGGATAATTCATTGTCACTCCTACTGAATCTGTTAATTTTCTGATTCTATCATCCGGATTATAATCGGTCATTGTAACATCTTTAATGTTTAGGCTCACTTCGTTTAATTCTTCGCAGTGTTGGCACTTTGCATTTAAAGCTATTTTCTCACCGACTGATATTGATCGTAATTCTAAGAATAATTTCTCAATATCGAATCCAGCTAATTTTTCTATATCAAATTCTGTTTCAATACAGGATTCAATTAAACCTCTTATTGCTAGTGCAATTTGCTCAGGGTCTTGAGATTCCAAAGCTAACAATAAGATTTTTTCTTCTTTGACCAAATATGGTCGCATAATAATTTCCTGGCCAGAAGAAGGTAATACCGTCTTATGTCTAGGTAAATCAAGTTGTGGTAAATTCATAATTAATTCTCCATTATGATATTAAATTCCCAATCAGTCGGCCCACACCGCCAATTGAGGATGTTAAGGCATCTTCTTGTACATAATAATCATATGACCATCCGATGCTCAGTTCATGTATTCCGTTTTCAACGGAATTGTCTAAAGTAAGTTCACCCATTTGGGTTGGGAAAGCATTTATTAATCTTATCCCATAAACAGGTTTATTTTCTTTGTTTAATTGTTGTATGGTTACATCTGTTGAATAACCAGTTTTGCCTCTTTTATAGTTTGCTCTATAATCTTGTGTATTAAAAATATAGTTCATCCAGGTATCAAACATGGTCTTCATGTACATATCATTTGTAATATAAAAAATGGTATTTAAATCCCCGTCGGTTTTACCTACAACATATTTTCTATCTTCTCTTGTTGTTTTAAATTCTTGGGTGTTTATATTTCTACTTGGAAAGGATGCAGATTTACATAGAACATTTATATCTCTTGGATCACTTATAAGATCTTTCCAACTAAAATTATTATTAATAATATTACCCAATATATTAGTTGGGCTTAAATTAAACAGCGATACTGTCGGAGGAGTAAAGATTATATTAAATCTATTATTTGGCGCATAACCACCATGACCCATAATTACTGCTTTCATATCGTCTAAGTTTTTACCTGATTTTGACATTAGTATTGATTCCTGCTATATCTCCAAACTGTATCTCTGGAAACTTTCTTAAAGTTATCTATTGGTAAAAAGATAGCTATTTCCCATTCTGTCATTGGTACTCTAACCACATTTCCTTTTACATGATTGGTTAAATAATGTTTGAAACACGGTTTAAATTCTTTAAACTTAGAAGCTTTCTTTAATAGATCATACCTTAAAGATCTTAACCTAGTTGTTTCTGTCATTTTTTTTGGAGCTAAACCCATTAGCTCATCAAGAAAAGTTGCTCTAACCACGGGTGAAAGATAATGTAGATTCAATCCATGGAATCCACCTTTAGCTGGTTGTACCATTATCGTTAATGGAAATGTATCGTAGTATGGTAATGTATTTTTTAATTTCGGGTCATAAACATACATTACCATATCACCAATATCCGGATTAGCTTTCTTTTTTAATACCGGATCACTCATTACCTTTGTACGTGATACATTACCTAATTCACCAACTTTTTTACGAAACCAGTTCATAGAATCCTTAGATCTAGGAACTATTTGGTTACGATATGCACCTGCTTGTAATGTGTCAAATAAACTTGCCATATATCTATTTATGAGCCTGTCTTAAGTAGTTTGATGCCTAAATTCTTTAAAGTGTCTTCTGTCCATACCTGGAACTTCCAACCCTTATGTTCAGCAAATTTATTAGCTGATTCCCATTTATCTTGGTTTTTAACATAGGTTATTACTTCATTAATGTATCTTTTTGTCTTTCTTTTCGGTTCTTTTGGTGGTATAGTTTCTTTTTTAGGTTTAATTTCTATTAATAATATCTCACCACTAGTCATTTCTACAAATAAATCCACAAAATATCTGTGCATTTTTTTATCATGTCTTGAAACATAAGGTACTACTACCTCTTCAGAATTCCATGCTTTAACATTAGGATTGCTTTCGCACCACCTAAAGCATTGTCTTTCCCAAAGTGATCTGTACACCACGTTAGTATAATCTCCGATATATTTCTCGGGTTTAGTAATTTTAAATCTGCCTTTGTAACTCATATAAATACTCTTATAAGAAAATTAATTCATGTCTATTTATAACGGAAAAAAAGATGTCTGAAACAGAAACACAACCCGCAAAGCAAACAAATGAGGCACAACCGCCACCTACTCCAAGTGGGTTAAGCCATGCAAATGCTAAGAAGGTATTACACTTTCCGGAAGATCTATTATCTAGTTCAGAAGGAGGTACTAGAGAATGTGTTAGATTTGCTATCAGAAAAAGAGATGACTTAGACGATATCCCAAAAGCAATATATCTTTATATGACTCCAGGCTTTTCTTTAGCTGATGGAGCATCTTATCAAGGGGAAGCATTTAACACCTATGGTAAATCTGCAGTTGATGCAATAAACGCTGCAGACCAAGGATCAAATTTAGATAATATCTTAGAGGGCGTTTTGGGGGGTGTTACAAATCTTGGTAAGACTCTGATGGCGGATAAAACCGATACTGCAGCACTTGGGGCAAGTTTAGCATCTAGTAAATTAGGAGTAGCTGGTAAAGCTGCTTTATTAAAACAAGGAAGAGCTATTAACCCATTCCAAAACGTAATGTTTGCTGGTACTATTCTAAGAACATTCTCGTTCTCCTATAAGTTAATTGGAGAATCAGAAGACGAAGTAAAAATGATTCGTGAAATAGAAAATACTTTTAGAAAGTTTTTATATCCAGAACCAGCACTTAGTGGTTACTTGCTTAAATATCCACCGTATTTTCAAATACAATTTTTAAGAAAAAGTGCAGTAGAAAATGGTGATGGTGGAATAACTGAAAGCGTGGAGGAAAATCCTAATCTCCCATTCTTACATTTAACATATCTACAAAGTATGACCGCAACATACAACTCTAGCACAAACGCCTTTTATGAAGGCGGAGCTCCAGTGGAGTTAGATCTATCATTAACATTCCAAGAAGCTACAAACTTAACAAGAAAACATTTATACACAGATTCTGATACAGCAGATTATACTTTTGAAAGAGAAGCTATGGGTGAATTCAAAGCAACAAAAGAAATTGATGGCAAGGATGGGGAATAATAATGGCATACTTTAGAAACTTTCCAAAAATAAAATATGATTTTAATCGCGATGGTGTGATTAATAATGTAGTTGATATCTTTAGACAAGTAAGACCACTACAAAATTTTGTAGATGAATTCTCTTCATATCAATATGTGAATGTTCCCGATGGACAAAGACCTGATGTATTATCCCAAAAACTATATGATACCCCAGATTTCTATTGGACCTTTTTTATTATTAATGATTTTCTCCATGATGGTATTGGTGCTTGGCCAATGTCAATGGAAGATCTAAATGAATATATTGCTAAAGAGTATGAAGGATATGCTTTAGAAACAAGACCGGATGTTGTAAGAAATACGGATGGACAAATTACAGAATTTAAAGATAGCTTAGCAGGAAGATTTACTGTAGGAGAAACTATCACGGGTTCGACCTCGGGCGCGAAGGGCACGCTCATGCGAAAGGATATATATCTAAATCAACTAATTGTACAAAATGTAACTGGTGCTTACTTAGGTGCTGGCGATAATAATACACTAGAAAATGTTTCTGGTAATAGAGTTGATGAGCTTGGAAACATTTCAGTAGATACTGTTAAATGTTTTAAAGCCTGGAAGTTAGCAGATGCTCCCCATCATTGGTATGCACCAGGAGATAGTAGAGATGATAAGATTACTAATCCAGATCAAAGTACTAGTTATGGAATAGAATCACAAGTTTCAAATGCTAATTTCTTTTCAGTCCCAGACGATGCAACTTTAGCATTACAGATACAAGAAGGTTCTACAGCAGCTGCACAATATGTAAGTAATAGACAATATGTGTTTGATTTAAACGAACAAAGATCTAGGATTAGAGTAATCGATCCTAATCTTATAACTAGATTTAGTGATGCATTCCAAGAATTGGTTAATAGTTAATAATGGAAAATTATAATTTAGGAATTGCTGGTAAGCATTCTCATCCAATACATTTTAGAATAAAGAATTTCTTTCTTTATCCCCACAATATTGAATTCTCGGCTGAGAATCCAGAGCCTGATGAAAAACAAGATGCACCAGGTAAAGAAGAATCCAAAAAAGCAGCTAACATATTAGACATAGTTGATACTTTTTCTTTTTCTGAATCCTTAACTCAAGCTACGCTATTCGGTGAAGTAAACATAGTGGATAGTATTAATATATTAGAAAATTATAAAATAAGTGGTGGTGAAAAAGTAGAGATTGAAATATTACAAGATTTAAAAAGTGAACTAAAAGAAATAAAATTACAATTTTACATAGCTGCTATTCAAGCATATTCAAAACCAAGTATAGGATCTCAATCATATAAGTTATCCTTAGCAACAAAGGAACATTATTTAAATAGTTTAACTAAAATAAATAACGAGTTTGACGATGTTCCTACAAAAATTATTACAGATATAGTAGATCAGTTAGGTCAAGAGGTGAATGTAGAAGGTGGTGGATCCGCATCGATGAAAGGTATATTTCCTAAGTTAAGACCATTCGATGCTATAAATTGGATTTTAAGAAATTCACATGATACCCAAACCCCTATGTTTTTCTATCAAGACCATAAAGATGGATATCAATTAAAAAGTTATAAAAGTATATTAGATAAAATGCAATCAGTAGGAGCTCAGGTAAAAGAAAAAATAACTGGGGATAGTTCTTCTGGGGTATATTCTGAATATAGTAATAATCCTTATGGTTTAGAATTAACAAACCAAGATCCAGATTATTATGAAATCAACAGAAAGAAAATACTTAGTTTTACTATAGATAATTTTAGTAATAAAATATCCCAATCCAGAAAAGGTGCTTACAATTCCAGATTAAGGTATGTTGATATTGCTAAAAAATATTATTCCCCTGCAGTTGATTTTACATATGAGGATAAAAATTTATTAAATGAATATAAACCTTTTTCTACAATAGAAGGTGAAGGTATAAATGATTATGTTAATGATGATTATAAACATTCTAGAGAATATTTTATTAATGTAAATACTTCTTTATACGGTTCATCATCAAGTTATCATAGTTCATCCCCAGAAAATATTCAAAAAACAATATCCAGTTATCAAAACTTACTTGAGATGAGAGCAAATATTGCTATAGCAGGTGATCCAAATATGGTACCTGGTTTAATTATTGATTTAAAATTATTTAAAAACCAACCAGAAGATTTAAAAACAAATGATGCATTTCCTGATAATGCATTTTTCGGTGGTAAATATTTGGTAGAATCTATAACTCATTCTTTTAGCAATGATGGTTATTATATGAATGTAGGAATTTTAAAAGATTCTTATAAAATAGATTTAGATGAGAAGGTTAAGTTATGAGAAAAGATGATTTTATAGGAAATCAATTCTATTGGTTTACTGGCGAAGTAAAAAAATGGGAAGAGAATAATAGAGTTAGAGTATTTTGTCATGGTTACCATCCAGATAATTTACACGCTGATGGTCAAGAAGATAAATTACCTTCTGCTACAGTTATGATGCCAACAACAATTGGCGGTACATCTAATACAGCTGCTAACCACCAATTAGAAAAAGGTTCATGGGTGGTTGGATTCTTCCGTGATGGTTCAAGTGCACAAGACCCTATTATAATGGGAAGTATTGCAGGACCAGATGATGCAAGTGGAACAGATGATAAAAAAGTATACGAGTTCCATGGTCATAAAACAGAAATTAATAAAGATGGTGGCGATATATTAGTTAGTCATAAATCCGGTTCTAGTATTACAATGAAAGAAAATGGTGATGTTGTAATTATTTCAGCATTAGGTCAAAAGACTAGAGTATTATAATGTCTGTTGAAATGCCAACAATAGAAATCCCACCATTGGAATGTCCAGCGGTACTATTACCTTCTCCTGCAAATTTATCTAACTTCTTTAGCAACATTGCTACTAATATGGAAAAAATGATTGAATCTGAAATAGATGAAATCAAAGAAGAAGGAGAAAAATTAAAAGCTACATTAAAAACTGTAAGAGATTTATTAAGTCCTTATGATCCAAAGTTTCAAAGATTAGAAATACCAGAAAAAGAATGGGAGATAATGATACAAAGATTGTTGGAAGAATATCCTATGTACGTTCCAGCAAAAATACTAGAAATTATTGATGATGTTTTTTCTATTGAATTTAATTTTACTATTCCAGGAATAAATTTACAGGTAGATTTATTAAAATTAGCTACTGATAGAAGTTATCTTTCAACTAAGTTAGCAGAAATAGATGTAGATTCTATGTACGATTTACTTCCATCCGAATATAAAATCTTTGGTGGTGAATATGGATTAGAAAATGCTGAACTTAAAGCAAAACAAATACAAGATTATATTAAAAACGAAGCTACTAAAAAGCTTAACCTATTAATGACTGGTGGATTTACTGGGCTTATAGATTTATTTGATGAAATATGGGATGCATTAGGATTACCATCTTTACCTACATTACCACCTACAGGATTTCCAGATGTAAAAGCTTTACTTGATTCAGCATTAGATGAAGCTAAAACAGATTTAGAAAAATTAGAAGCTTTAAAAGAAATAAAAATAGCTGGATTTGATGTAGAAGCTTTACTTGGTGGTGAATTTAATGATAATGTAGAATCATTAGAATTTAAAATTGCTAGGATAAATGCTAAACTAAAAGAGTTTGAACAAAATTGGCAACAATTCTTATTAAAAGAATGGATGAACAAAGTTACATCATTCTTTGATGCGATAGGATTAGGAACTTTAACAGCTTGGATTACATTTGACTTCTGTGATTTTATGAAGATAATAGGTATACCAACAACAATCGATTTAAGTAGTTTTTCTGGGATAAAAGAAATAGCAGCTCAAACATCTACTTTATCTCAAAAAGCAATTAATCCTCCAGCAGAAGGTGCATAAATAGATATATGGCTTATTCAGATAAATCAGCAACAAGTACAGCAACAGTTTCTACAGTTGCCAGGAAAAAAACCTGGTCTGACTTAGATCTTACCTTGGCTAAACATCCTATTAAAAAGGATATAATGCCTTTGAAAGACGATAACGCTATTAAGAATGCGGTTAAGAATTTAGTTCTTTCTAATTTTTATGAAAGACCTTTTCAACACGATAAAGGTGCTAACTTGGTTGCATTATTATTTGAACCTGCGAATCCATTTACAGCTTTAGAGATAGAAGAATCTATAAAAGAAGTATTAAGCTTATATGAAAAAAGAATTCGTGTTGGTAAAATTAAATGTAAGGATCAGGTTGAAAGAAATACTTGGCACATAGAAATAAATTACACAATAAAATCATTTGGTGTACCATCAAAGATTGATATTGTATTAAAAAGGTTAAGATAAGATGGCGACAAATTTAAAAATTACCGATTTAGATTTCGAAGATATAAAAGGAAATCTAAAAAATTATTTAAAACAACAATCAGTTTTTCAAGATTATGATTTTGAAGGTTCTGGCTTAAATGTATTACTAGATGTTCTAGCATATAATACTCACTATAATGCCATGGCTGCTCATTTATCATTGAATGAAGCATTCCTTGATTCTGCACAGATAAGAGGAAACGCTGTCTCGAGAGCTCGGATGTTAGGATACGTTCCTACTTCCGAGCAAGCGCCTAAAGCAGAAGTTGATATAGTATTAAATGCAAGTGAAGTTCCCGTTCTTAACAGACCAGCTGCTTTAACATTAAAAAGAGGAACAAGATTTCAATCTACTGTTACCGGATCTCCATATAATTTTGTATCGACAGAAGCTTCTAATACTACTATTAATGCAGCTAACTATTCTTTTACTAATGTAAAATTAGCTGAAGGTAATTATAATTCTATTAAATATAGAGTTGATAATGATATACAAATACAAAAGCATCAAATACCACACAAGAACGTGGACACGAGCACGCTTCGCGTACGTGTGCAGGCGAACGAAGAATCCAGCCAATATGATATTTACACTAAATTTGAATCATTACTTAACGTTGATTCAGCAAGTAAGATATATCACATACAAGAAAACACTAATGGATATTATGAAGTATACTTTGGAGATGGTGTTATCGGTTCTAAACCGCAAAATAATAATGTGGTAACCATTGATTATGTTTATACCCACGGAGAAGATGCAAATGGAGCAGGTGGAGATATTAATAGTGTTGGACAATTTAGTTTAACCGATACAGTATTATCTGGTGCAACTTCGACAATCACAACAAAGATCGTAGCAGCTGGCGGAGCTCCACAAGAAGGATTGGAATCAGTAAGATATAATGCTCCGATTACATTCTCTTCACAAAATAGAGCAGTCACAACAGATGATTATAGAGCTATTATAAAAAATAACTTTGCTAACATTGCTTCTATTAATACTTGGGGTGGTGAAGACCAAGCAATTCCTGATTATGGAAAAATCTTTATTGCAATTAGACCAAATACCGCTGAGACATTATCTTCAGCAGAAAAGACAGAGATATTAAATTCAATATTAAAAGGCAAAAACGTAGTTAGTATAACTCCAGAAATAGTAGATCCAAACTATTCTAATTTAGAGTTAGATGTTATATTTAAATATAATCCTAACTTAACAGATAGAACTGCAGCGGATTTAGTTGCTGTTGTATCAGATACATTAGATGATTATTCATTAAACCAGTTAAATAGGTTTGATGGATTATTTAGACACTCAGAAGTAACAAGGAATATCGATAAGGCTGATCCATCTATATTAAGTTCAACAGTAAGACCTTTTCTATTCCAAAACATTACACCAACAGCAAATCAACTAAATAACTTTACATTAACTTATCCAGGTATATTGTATACACCTGGAGGATTATCAGAAAGTGTTATTGATTCAACTGGATGGACTGATAGTAATGGAGTAACAAATTTCTTTAATGATAAATTAATAGAAGGTTCTACAGATAGACAAATATTTGCATATAAAAAAGTAGGTGATAATAAAGTTACTACTATTGATAATTGTGGAACAGTTACCCCATCAACCGGCACTGTTGTATTAAATAACTTTTCACCAAATTCAAACACCGTAATTAGAATCACTGTCAGCCCAAATTCTTTGGATATTGCTCCGAAGAGAGATGAGATATTACAAATAGATGGGACCAGATTAAGTGTAACAGCAGAAGAAGATTTAATTGCAACAGCAGGTTCTTCAGGTTCTGTTGATTATACAACAAGCGCAAGGTTTAGATCATAATGCCAAACTACGGTTCAGATACTGTTAATCCAAATTATGTGGAAAGTGTAGCATCGCTTAAGAGAAAAACAAAAGAAGATATTCGTATTGACTCTCTTATTCCTGCAGCTATTTTGGACAATATAGAGAACGTTGATGGTTCTCCAAATATTAAAACCTTACTAGATCATTATTATAAGTTTATGAACATGGATGAATTCATCTATAGTTCACAAGAGGTATTTACAGATTTAGTTGCACCATCTGCAACATATACTACTCCAGTCCAAAAAGGTAAAGCTGTATTTAGAGTATCTGATCCAAATAATGATAACAATGAATTCTTCCAGGGTAATACTACTCATGTACTTAAATTTGAAAATACAATTATACCAATAACAGGATTAAGTGCTCCTACAATTTCAAATGGTAATGAATTACCTGGTTCTTTAAAAAATACTACAGTAAGCACTGGTAAAACATTAACAATTGATAATTTAGATAATCAATATTTAAATAAAAATCTAACATTAACAACCA